CGGACCTGTTGGCCCAGTGTACCCCGTCGCGCCGGTCGGCCCGGTGTTTGCTCCGCTCGGACCTGTTGGCCCAGTGTACCCCGTCGCGCCGGTCGGCCCGGTGTTTGCTCCGCTCGGACCTGTTGGCCCAGTGTACCCCGTCGCACCAGTTGAGCCAGTAAATTTACCTGTTGGCCCCGTGATATCGTAACCGGTATATCCGGTTGCACCGGTTGGACCTGTTGCTCCGGTCGGACCTGTCGAGCCAGTCGCGCCCGTCGGCCCAGTATTTGCCCCCGATGGACCTGTTACACCTGTCGGGCCGGTCTGCCCAGCTGCTCCAGTTGGTCCCGTGCCCAAGCCAGAAGGCCCTGTTGGTCCTGCAGCGCCGGTGGCTCCGGTAGACCCTGTTGGTCCAGTGTATGGACCTGTTGATCCAGTTGGCCCCGTTGGACCTGTTGGTCCCGTATTTGCTCCGCTTGAACCTGTTGGTCCCGTTGCTCCCGTAGGCCCTGTGTTTGCTCCGCTCGGCCCAGTTGGTCCCGTTGCTCCGGTAGGCCCTGTTGGTCCAGTGTTTGCACCGGTCGCTCCTGTCGGTCCCGTGGGGCCGGTAGGCCCCGTGTTTGTGTTTGCTCCGGTACCACCAGGACCGGTCGCACCTGTTACACCTTGCCCCCCGGTATAACCCGTAGGACCGGTCGCACCGATGGACCCCCCGGCACCAGTCGGACCGGTAGACGCTTGCCCAGTTGCTCCGGTTGGACCGGTAGCTCCCACGGAGCCGGGCGTTCCAGCGGTGCCCGTAGCGCCCGTGTAGGCTTGTCCAGTTGGTCCTGTTGGGCCTGTAGCGCCTGGGAGTCCAGCTGCGCCTGTCGGGCCCGTATTTGCTGCACCAGTTGGTCCCGTTCCAATTGCTCCCGACGGGCCAGTTGATCCTGTAGGACCAGTTCCACCACCACCTGTGGCCCCTGTTGGTCCCGTAGCGCCCGTAGGACCAACAATAGACAGCATAAGACCAGAATTATTGGAGAGATTAACAGACCCACCGTTAGTATTGACAACCACAGAGATATGGTCATTGCGCACCTGTCCAAAGTTCGTCGTTGCGGTAGCGACCACATTGAACTGATCGCCAAGTGTCCCGTCCGCAAGGTTAAAAAATACTACCTTGTGATCGGGGTTGTAAAGGATATTGTTGACAGTCGCACTGCCGGCATCGACAACGAAATTGACGGCAAGCAAGTGCTCGCCCTTCTGCAACCACTCCCTGTAGTCAATGCTCCACTGGCGATTGTCATTGACTTCCTGAACGATGTTACCAAGCAGCATGGATCCTCTCGAAATATCGATCAGGCTCCAACCGATCTATGCAAACATCATCGGACTCTTGAAAAAAGATGCGCTGAACTGTATTCACGGCGAAGCGCACATTATCAGACACGCGCGCCAACATTCGATCAGCCATCAGCCGCACAAACTTGTCCGCTGGATCAACCGTAAACGGTTGGTCCTCATGAGGGGCGAACCCCGGATTGTTGATCACACCAAACGTTGCCATGTTAATACCCGATAGCGAACCAGTAGCAGCCGCTCGTGTTGCCTGCGTTGTTCATCACGAAATTGACTGTTGTCACCAAGGTGACGTATGGCGAGTCCCCACCGGACGGCGATGCATCCATCGTAATGCTAACGTGCATGCAAACGGTCGGGAACGGTTTTGGAAACGTGATCGTTGTTGGCGTGCCGGCTCCAGTCGGGCCAAGCCCCCACTGCATGATAAGACCGCCAAAATTAATTGTGCCAGTGCCGCTAGATGTCCCGGTCACAGATGTATACCCACCACCGGCGGCAGATCCGGTTGGGCCTGTGCTGCCTGCTCCAGTCGGGCCAGTCGGTCCGGTTGCACCCGTATTTGATGCAACGCCGGCAGGACCGCTCGCACCCGTGGGGCCAGACGGTCCTGTTGCACCCGTGTTTGTGGCCGTACCGCCGGGACCAGTGAACCCCGTAAAACCTGTAGGGCCGGTCGGGCCCGTAGCACCCGCACCGGTCGGTCCTGCAGGGCCAGTAGCACCTGTGTTTGTAGCCGCGCCCTGTGGACCGGTCGCGCCTTGGATCGAGTTACCAGGAGGACCGGTGAAGCCTGTAAGACCAGGAATGCCGGTCGGGCCGGTCGGCCCATAACCCGTGGGGCCCGTGTTGCCAGTAGGGCCAGTATTGCTCGTCGCCCCAGTCGGACCGGTCGTCCCCGTCGGACCAACAGACGGACCCGTAGGCCCCGTGCTGGCGCCCACGACCACAACGGGTCGAGCGTAGACTGGCGAAGGAATACTAACGGGCACAGCCATTTAAGCTCCTATAATCGGACTGATCAGGCTGGTGTTGACCACACTGTAATTGTAGCTGGTAATAACTTCGTAAGCTTGCGCCGGCGGCAGACCATTTAGGTTCGACCCGTCCGTCAAGGAAAATTCCATGCACATCGTCGGCACGCCAGTCGCGAGCCACGAGAACTGTTCACTGTTCAAGACCGACGTGCTGTTCTGGTACGCAACGCCCAAGCCGAGATAATTCGTCGGCCATACGTGGCCTCCCTGGAGAGCAGTAAAGCCTTCTGGGCCGCCCGATCCAGTTCCACTGTCTTGCACAACAACAGAAATGTTGAGTGTGTTTGCAGTAACAGTGCTCCAGTTTAAAAGTTCTTGTGTGGAATTATTATTGCCGGTGAAAAAGCTGCTGCCGCTCACCGTCCCACGGTCGAAGTTCATACTATCGCCAGGGAACCCGGTCACACCAAAAATGACACCACAGGCAGCATCGAACGGTGCACCATATTGCACCGTAACATTCTTCGACCCTTGCGCGACGGCTTGCTGGAGCGGGAGGAAGACACAAATCCAAACTTCTATCTGATAAGCAACGCCGTTGCTCAGTACCGCGCTGAATGTCTGTACCTGAAACCACGGATACAACGACGTAAGAGTGCTGATCGCTGGCGGCGACGAACTATTTTGCTCGGTGGCAAAGATTGCAATCAGGCCAGTCGTGCCAGTTGGTACCGCAGGCGTGGCAATCGTCCAGGCAGAGGCGCCTTCCGCTGCGAACGAGGAAAAGGTTGAACCGGTGATGGAGATAGTCATTTACCGCCTCGTGCATGCGAGTTCTGCGGTCAGCTGCCCAATCCCGGTGACACCTGTAGGAAGGATGAAACGCAACACGTCATTGGCATTTATCTGAGTGGTCCAACCGGTGAGCGCATTATCCTGATATCGGTACGTGTTATTCAACACCGGCTTATCGTTCGCCGTGATGCTGTCCCCGACAACCGGATGCGTGTTGCCATTGTCGTAGACTGAAAAGACGCACTTGTAGATGTCGACTAACGCGTATCCAGTTGGACCACCTACTAAGGTGACCTGAGAAATCGTCGCATTGAACGGCATGACAACGTCGCCGGCTGGCCCGGTCGGCAGCGTCGTGCCGAAACCGTTGATAATCAGCCCAACGCCGAACGTCATACCGACAAGACCGGCTCCCGTCGGACCGGTGGCGCCGGTATTCGTCGCCGTACCGGCTGGCCCAGTTGCACCGGTGGCACCCGTCGGGCCAGTCAATGTGCCGGTCGGCCCGGTGGCGCCGGTGTTCGTTGCCGTCCCCGCAGGGCCGGTGAAACCAGTCGGGCCAGTATAACCGGTGGCGCCAGTGTTCGTTGCCGTGCCGGCTGGGCCGGTGCGTCCTGTGGGACCGCTCGGGCCGGTGGCGCCGGTGTTCACAGCGAAGCCGGCCGGGCCCGTATAGCCGGTGATCGAATTACCCGGGGGCCCAGTGTAGCCGGTGTTCCCTTGATTTCCTGTCGGACCAGTCCCGCCATATCCGGTCGGTCCGCTCCAACCAGTTGGTCCGGTCGGCCCCGTAGCCGCGCTTGGACCTGTCGGCCCAGTAGGCCCACCAAGGGGACCGGTTGGACCCGTCAATTGACTGGGCACAACAACAGGGCGCGCGAAGACAGGTGCGGGGCCTTGAACGAAGACAGTCATTTAGCCCCCCGTCACGCCATCCACCAGGACAAATTTGCCTCGCATGAGCATCGTGCGCACGGTCGGCACCGAGCCGTCACACATGATGAAATCATAAATGTACGTACCCGGAATGAGCGCGGCCTGAAGGACGCTCTCAGGGACGTTCGCATGCAGGATCCGGTTCGTGTAGTCATCGATCACGAACTGACCGGCGCTCGAGAGCAATGTCAGTGATGGACCAGACGCGTTTATGTTTGTCTTGATATCCATCCGAAACGATACACCGGTGAAGCCCCATGTCGGCCCAGTGCCATAAATATTATAATAGGGCGGCGGCGCCTGCCCGGTCACAGACGGTGGATCAAATTGAAAAGCGTCCTGCCATGTAGTGTTGTTTGCTGCGACGACATCAACGATCGCCGCGGTGGAAACGCCAGACTGGTTATTGGGCCACGCCATTACACACCCCACGAAGTTGGCGTCGGGAACGGCGTACTCACGCCACCGCGCTGACTATTTGATCGGAACTGGGACGGAAAGCGCCAAGACTGACCGCCGACAAGGTTGCTGCGCGCAACCGCAGTCTTCACAACCGCCATGCCGTCGCGGAAGCGTTTCAAGTGATAGGTACTCTGACCCGGGCTCGTGTACGGCTTGCCCGGTTGCGCCATCATCATGCCGAGCAGACCGGCCAAGATGTAGCGCTCATACATCGGCAACAGCCAACCCGGCGCATCTGGAATGTTGTCCCGCGTGTTCGGCAGGATGATATTTTTGATGAACATCGCGTTGGCGGTCATGTTGATATTCTGTGGCCACGTCAACCAGATGTTCGCGCCCGGAGGCCAAATTTCAGCCATATGCGCCGGCAGAATAACTTTGTTTGGATCGAAGACGCAGACAAGGCGGATGATCATGCCACCCTTCTGCGGGTTAACCGTGTACGCCTGCTGGTTGGCGACGATCGGAATTTGCATCCATTCAAACCACGCATTGGAAACATCGAAGAACTCGCTGACGACGTCAAAGAGCTCACCCTTCAACCCTTCATCAGACGCACCCGGCAACTTGATGCGGGCTTGGTTCATCAGACGTTCAAAATCTCGTTCGTGGATAGCCATTAGCGTTGCGCCTGACCGGGCGGCGTAGTGCCCGCGTTAGCAATGGGCGGCCGCCGCGTGCCCATCAAAATATCTTCCATGGTCTGCAAGAATAACGTCGATCGCGCGTCCTGCACGTCTTCTTGATCGCGCGCGAGCGCGTGCGACACAAGTCCGTAGATAAAGGCTTTGCGAAACTGCCCCTCGATCGGGACTTCCTGCCCAGTCACCGCGTTGTAGCTCGGCACGCGCGTGCCCCACTTGTAGACAAACAAGTCCGGTCGCAGCCGGCGACCATCCAAGAGAGCAAGATTGAGAGCGACTAGGAGAGAGTCATCGGTATAGCGATACGGCGCGATCTGATCCAGCAGGAGCACGCGTGCATCCGCGATGTAACCCGCTACAGTATGAAGATCGAACGAGGGCATAGGATGATCCTTGAAACGGCAGCGAACGCTAGCATTTCCGCGGTTAAGAAATGATTAGGGCCCGGTTTGACCCGGGCCCTAAAAACTTAGTCAGACTGCGCTTCCGCGGCTTACGAGGCCGGGGTAACTTGCGCTTGGACGAGCGCGCGGCCGTCCACCACCTGATAGCCGTACACCTGCAATCCACGCAGGATCTGGCCGAAGGTGAGCTCGGAGCGAAGCGTCTCAACCTTGCTGATCTGGCTCGCGAACGTTAGTCCGTGAGCGTGACCGGCGAAGATCGGGTACTCGCCCGAGTTGAACTGCGCACTGTCCGAACTGTTGTTCGGGAGCAGGTTCGAAATGTAGACCGTGAACCGGTCGATCATTCCAAGCCGGCCGTTGCGCAGCATCGACACGCTATCGCCCGACAGGTAGGCCTGACGGAGTTCGGACTGTTTGATCATGCGGCCTGCCCAAGCAGGCATCACAATCCAACGACCGACTTCCGGGATGTTCTGTTCGTCGAGCACTTGGCCCATACGCATGAGAACGTCCAGGAGTTCCACTTGGCCGCTACCGGCGTTGCGGCCCACGACGGCAAGAGCAGAGCCCTGGGCGCCGAGGTTCAACGAACCGGTGATCGCGCCGGCAGCGGTACCGAAGTTGGACGCGTTCATCTGGCCGACAATGCCCGAGAGCACGTCGGTGTCGACCGCGATCTTCAGCTGCTGCGCAGCGTCGTCAGACCACATGGAGAGGATATTCAGATCGCTCTGAACTTCCATGACGTCATCAAGGATCAGCGAGAAGTATTTGCCGTTCCCGATGTAGAGTTCCACCGTTCCACCAGTCGGACGGTCGAGGCCCAAGAGGCCATCGGCGTCGTAGTTGTGGATGGTGATAGTCGGCTTCGTGCGGATCTTGACACGATCGCCTTTGTTTTTGATTTCACCCTCATAGTCCGTGTTGCTGATCGCAGCAAGGACCGTGCTCGCGTAGAACTTCTCCACGAGCTTGCCCGACCAGATTTCCGGGATGAACCCGGTGGCCTGGAGAGCGTTACCAGAGCTACCCGACGGGTAGATGGCAGGCGAAGTGCCGGCGGTTGCGCCGGGGAATGCACCAGACGGAATGCCCATTTGGACCCCCAATTCACGGGGGCCCGACATGAACCCCCTGGTTACCGAATTCGCCCCTCACGTTGAGCAGCGAAGATTTCGCGTTCGTCATTCTTCCGGTCCTCTTCGCGGCCGACATAACGCGCGCGGCCTTGGTGCGAATAGAACTCGGCGATTTGTTTGTGGGTGAAGATTGGCTTGTCGGCGGGCGCGTTCGTATCTGACGCCGGTCGAACACCAGGGGCCGCTAAGTTCACCAAGGGGACGGCAGCGGTCCGAGGCGCCGGTACTGGCGGCTGTGGACTGGCCGGGTTTGGCAACTGACCCGTGGCTTGTTCCTCTGCGAGGAAGCCTTTGAAGAAAGCAAGCACCCGTGGGGCGTTAGCCGCATTGAAAGCTTGTCTCAACATCTGTCCTCTTACAGCACCCGAGTAAATATCTCGTAAAGAGAGCCACTGCTTGAACCGAGGAGAGTTGTTAATCTCTTCCCAATTCGACACTTGGGCGTACAAATCAGCGTAAACGCCAGCAATCGCCTGCTGCGTCACAGTCTGCTTAACCTGTTGAGTTTGCTGGCGAACTTCGTTCACGGCAGGCAGGACAGCCTCTTGAGCCGCGCGCTTGATCGTATCCAGGAGTTCCGGTCCGTACGTCTTCTCGTCTTCAGCCGTCAGCAAGCGCTGCGGCTGCTGGCGCTGCGGCTGCTGGCGCTGCGGCTGCTGGCTTATGAGATTCGTCATCCGCATAAGCTCTTGGCTTGCCTCGCTTAAATTCTCTTGAAGGCCGGCGATCGTCTGCTGCGATTGGTCATACCGGCCCTTCATCGAATAGTACCGATGCTCCCAATTATCAGGCTGGGGACTGGGTTCAGCAGGCGCTGCAACAGGCGCGGGTTGCACCTGAGTGGGATCAGGCTGTTGCGTGGCCGGTTGCGTGGCCGGCTGTGGCGGCTCTGAAACTGCAACAATGTTAATGGGTTGATCCGGATCCGGTGGCAATTGTGCCGGTTGCGTGGCCGGTTGCTGTACCTGAGCGGGATCAGGCGCGGGGGTGTCGGGTGTCTGGTAAGCCTGTTTATGAAGGGCCTCTGCGGCAGCGGCGGCGCGTCGGACTGATTCGGGGAGGACAATAGACGTGTCAACGGGGGGAAGCGTGGTAGCCATGTTGCTCTCCTATGCGCTCGCGGGCATTAAGCCGGCGAGGGCTTCTGTTGAGGCGGTTCTCGATCACACTCCTTAAATTTCCGTAACCAGCGCGTGTACGCCTGGACTTGCCCTTGTTTTGAAAGGATTTCTGACGACGTCGCGGTCACGAGGCCAGTCATATTCGCGTAAGCGTCGGCATCGAGCGCGGCGAGAAATTGGTCCCATATCGCCGGGTCGGCGTTGCGCAAACGCAAGGCGTAGACTTTGATTGGATCGGGGGTCATATCATTCCTCATTAACCGCTTGGGGAGAGCGGTATGAAGTCATTTACTGTCCTATCCCAGGCCAATCACCCGTTCCAAGACCACCATCTGGCGCGGCAGGAGGCGTTGGATTCGCCATCGGTGTCGCTTTGGCATAATTCCCGATTGAAGCGCCGGGCGCGCTCGAGCCCGACTGGGTGACGTTGTTGCGCGCAGACATGGGGGCTTGCTGGGAGCCCTTGCCGGCGTGCTGGACAGTCTGACCGCCCTTGGACAGCGGAACCATGTGCTTCTTAAACATTGCCGGCTCCTGGCCACTGGCCGGCGACGTTCGCCGGGTTCGACTGGCCGTTCATCTTTCCATACTGCGTGGTGCTCGCGGCCGCGGGCTTGATACGCGCGCCGGGCGTAGGAACGGCCCCGGTGCGCATGCTGGCCGGCCGGGAACCGAGCACGAAGCTAGGCCGCATGCTGGGCGTCGGCGTAGTCTTGGAGCCCTTCATGGGCACCCCGACAGAGAGCCGGGCTGCCATTAGGACTCTCGCGCGGCACTAATGCCCGCTGTCGCCGGCAACGCGCCGGCAAAGCCGAACATCTTATTCTTGCCACCTTCCGCAAACTTCGAACCCGGGCCGTGGGCGTCCGCTTTCTCGGCGTAACCGGGGCGCTGCTTATTCGCCTCCTGCTCGCCAAACATATGGGTGTCACCACCCTTCGCGAACTCTACGTTGTGGGTCTTCTCAGTTGCGGAAGCGCCTGCACCGCTATCGGTGCGACCAGAACCGCCGTCAGTAGTCGAAACGTCCGGCCCTCGCGCGCGACCACCGGCACCGCGGCCCTTGGCGCCATCGCGCTTTGAACCGCTACCGGCGTCAACATTGGCCGCCTCACCAGAGACGCCCTTCTTTTGCCAATTGGCCATAGGAAAACTCCTGCGTACGGGACTATGCCCGCCAGCATGTAACCGCATGCAGGTGAAGGAACAGTTAAGGGATGATCTGCAGCTTAGGGATCGCGGTGACGAACTTACCGCCCCACTCCCGGATCACCTTAGCCTTTTGCATGATCGGGTCTTTCAAGTTCCAGGGGAAAATCACCACGAAGTCAGGCCGATCTTTGACCAACTCTTCTTCCGGAAAAATGGGAATTTGAACACCCGGAATGTATTTCCATTGTTTCGCCGGTGTTGCGTCCACCGTGTATGAAATGAGCTCTGGCCCGACGCCGCAGTAATTGAGTAGCGTCGTTGCCTTCGCCGGCGCACCATACCCGACAATCATCTTACCGCGCTTTTTCTGTCTGATCAAAAAATCAAGGAAGTCCACTTTGACGCGCTGCGGCTCGCTAGCGAAGCTCGTATATGTCTCTAGCTCATGCAGCCCGGCACCAACTTCCAAAGCTTGAATATTATAAATGGCTTCATCGTTCGCAACGATTGCTGCATGGTAATCGTACGCGTGACAGACATGCAACCGAAGCGAACCGCCGTGCGTTGGTAACTGATCAATATCGTACACGCGCAAATCGTGTGTCTTGAAAATCGGTTCCAGTGCTCGCAACGATAAATACGAGTAGTGTTCGTGATAAATAGTGTCTAGCTGACACTCGCGTATAAGGTTGAGCACATGGGGGAATTCAAAGGTGATGGTGCCGGCAGGCTGCAACATGATCCTAAAGCCCTCGACAAAATCGTGAATATCGGGAACGTGCGCCAGGACGTTGGTTGCATTGATTAGGTCAGCACGACCGTGACCAACCACCATGTCCCTCGCCAGCGCCTCACCAAAGAAGGCCTTAAAGGTCGGAATACCGGCCGCGATAGCGATGTCAGCAACATTCTTCGCGGGATCAACCCCCATCACTGGAACACCGAACTCCTTGAAGTGCTTCAGGAGATAACCATCATTGCTTGCAACGTCGAGCACGAGCGACTGAGCACCGAGCCGGTGCTTCGCTGTCATCGCCGCAGCATAACGCCGCATATGCTCAACCCAGGTCGGCGAGTAGGAGGAGAAATAAGCGTACTCATTGAAGATGTTTTCCGGCTTCTCGTACGCCGGCAGCTGCACAAGCTGGCACTCCCTGCACACGAAGACGCGCAACGGGAGCGTCATTTCTGGTTCGTCCAGCTGCTCCAGCGTGCGAAATGCATTTGATGGGGGGGATCGACCCAAGTTTGCAAAGACATGAACCAGAGAACAACCGCAACCGCGACACTTATAATCGATCACGATAGACCTCCTTCGCTGTATCCACACCGCAGCGCTTCGCCACAAACTCCTGAAGCATCGCGTCGTTCTTCTGCTCTTGCGTCAAACCGAACAGCACACGCCGGTTCTGCGGGGCATCCGGTGGCGGCTCGCACAGGTAGTACATGGCAAGCGACTTTCGATAATTCATTCCATTCGTGTGAACGGTCCGGCTCAACCCGTGCCAGGAGTTTTGCGTCGTGTCGAAGACGACGGCGCGGTTCACCCGCGGCTCGACTTCCTTGACTAGCTTGTCCGGATCGGCCCACAAGCCAAAATGCCCTCCTAAACCCGGCTTAGCGATATAGAGGATGATGTTCAACTTCCGCTGCAGCCCCATCTTCGGGTGGATGCTGTAGTCCAGGTGCGCGCCGTTCTTGCCGCCTTCACCATGCTGGTGAAGGCCACCACCGTGCAGTCCGTAGTCGGGCACAAGGTCAACGCCGACGCATGCGCTGAAATATCGCGTCACGTCCAGGCTGCACATCTTCGAAAAGAACTGATAGGTGAAGGGCCCGAACGCGTCCCACTTGTTGCACGTCTTCTTGTCTTCCAGGGCGTTGTGGTACGTGATCCAGCGCGGGTCGTCGTCTTGTGGCCATTCCTCCTGGATCCGTAGCAGGACATCAGGCCGCAAAAAGCCGTCAATCACTGCATGGTCAAACGGCGACCCGTGAGTGAAATGCATCATACCCGTGGAAACAGCTAAGCCGTTAATCATGGTACGTGCCAACAGATCATGAGAGGGAGGGTCTTTATTTTCAGGCCAGATGCGTCCAACCAGAGCGACCACATACGCTCGGCAAGGTACCCCAGGGCGCGGCGCGGATAATCCAGCGCGACGGCATCTTCGGAGTCGATAACAAATTCCAGGACTTTCATTTCGTTGAAGAACCGCATCCAGCGGCAGAACACAGGACGCCGGCAGACAAAGTGCATCGGGCGGATGAACGGCGTCTCAAAGTTAAACTCGCCCTTCAGTCTCATGGCATACTCAAATGTCTGCCAGTCGTTAAACGAGCGCGACCGAATAAAGTCTTCGCGCATGTTCTGATTGTAGGAGCAATCAAACGGCTCAACCGTCAACACGTCGTAGCCGTCCAGCATCTTATCAAGCATGGTGCCCGTCAAATCGTTGGCCAGCCACTCCTGGTACGATAGGAACTGCGTCAGACTGACAGCGTCCCAGCCGCGCGCCAGCTGATGCCCGTGCTCTGCCATCGGATCGCGGAAATTAATGTGCTTCCGGTAGCCGTGAAAACCGATAATCGGCGGCACCGGCCAGTCCGGCAGGGGATCATTCATATGACGCCAAATGTAGTCCAACGGCACCATATCGATCCACCGTTGCGATAGCCCGCCATCATCGTCCAACCCGTTCATAAACTCGCGCGCAACGCCGCCGAGCGGCGGATCGATCGTACGCGTGGGGCGCGGGTGACTGATCGAAATGATATCAGCTTGCACGGCGGATAACCTGCAAAACATTACGCCAGTCTGTGTCAGTGTGGACAGTGTTAGTCCAGCCGGTCGGCAAGATACTGTCGGGGATCATGCGCTGCGGCTCCGTGTGATCCTCAACGACGTAAATGCCGTCCGGTTTCAAGAACGGCAGAAGGACGCCAAGGGCTGTCACTTGATGCTCGTAGATATGCGAACCGTCATCGATGATAATGTCGAAGCGCGGATTACCAATTTCCATCAGCGCCTCGTACAAACTGTCCGCGTTGCTCTGGTCAACACAGCGCAGATGGACGCTGGGAGGCGGCGCACCCTCAAACCGATCGATGCGAAGATCCCAACCATAGATCGCGGCGAGAGGGAAGAACTCTCGCCACATGTGAATACTCTTACCTTCGCTCACGCCAATCTCGAGAAGAGTTAGGGTATCGTCGCGTCGAGCCTTGAAGAGGTCGTAGTATATCGGCGTATAGTTGTGACAGCAGTGATTGGGATCGCCGTAGGGAATGTGCTCGCCGCCCTTGTCCGTTCCGTACTTTCTGGAGAGCTCGCAAAGTGGGGTCATGTCAAATCACCAGTTGCCAGGAATGTTTCGTGGACGAACATCATCCACATGGGGTCGTAAATCCCAGTGTCTCGAGAAAGGTGTTTAGTGACTGGAGGGCGGCTGGGCTTAGCGTGGTCCCACGAGTGGTATCGGGCGTCGTGAACCGCGGGGATACCGGCGTCTCGGCAGGCGCTTCCAACCCATCGGTCTTCGTAATCGGGGTAGGGTACATAAGTTGCAACAACTTGAAGAGCGCTTCGGCTGAGCCAGTAACCTGAACCCCCACCGATATGATGTTCATCGTAAGAGTGGAAGCCCGTATAGTCGTGATCCCCATACCCGGACGCAAGTAAGAGGGGGACCGCGACGTAGCAGTCGGTCGGGACGAAGAATGCATGGTCGTATCCTTGCTTGAGAGCCCATTGCGCAGCCCTCTGTGTCTTGAATGAAGTGTTCAACAAACCAGTCGGCGCGTCAAGCACAAGTTCATCCCCCCGCGTGGCAACGTGCGTGTTATCAAACGCAAACCGGTAAGCAATCATATCGCACCATGTGTCTAACCACGTAGCGCGAACCGCATTAATGCGGCCATTCTCCAAGTCCGGCGGATACGTGAGGACAAAGATTATAGGTCCAGCCACTCGGGGTTCCTCTCGTACCACGTCACCGTCTCTTTCATCGATTGTTCAAACGTGCATGGCGACGTCCAGCCAGCTTCTTTAAGTTTCGTACCGTCAAGCCCGTAGTGCGCGTCATGACCCGGCCGGTTCTCAGCGCAGTCAACGTCATACCATTTCAGGTCTTTACCGACGGCAGCGGCAATTGTGTATGCCATCGTGAGGTTATTGATCTGCTCGTCCCCAACAATGTTATATCGACTAGGTCGATCAACAGTCCCTGGTTTATGTAAATGTGGTCGACACTGGCGAAGCAAAAACCACATAGCGTCCGCGGCGTTACGGGAATGAATGTAGAAGCGGGAACCGTAGCCATCTTCAAACCTATGGATACCGATACTCTCGTTTGCTCGCACCCTCCGCTGCACCATCGCGGGGAACTTCGACGGCGACTGCATTTCACCGAAATTGTTCATCAGATTAACGATGATCAGCGGCACGCCGTAGCTGCGCCAGTACGCGATCGCGATGGCTTCCTGGCAGGCTTTCGATGCCGAGTAGGCGTTCGACGGGACGATCGGATCCCACTCTTTGTGCGCCGTACGGCCGTCAGTTGGCCCATAGACTTCGTCAGTCGAAACTTGGAGGAAAGTAGTTGGTCGTACGCGTCTCGCGTAATCCAAAACATTGACCATGAGCTCCACGTTATTCGTGATCACGTAGCCCGGTTCATCGATTGAGCGGTCGACGTCCGAGATAGACGCCAGATTGATGATGTAGTCAATCTTCCCGATCTTTCTTTCCAACAACGACGAGATAGGGGCGGTGAGGTCGTGGGTATACACTGTCAATCGGGACAAAGTCTCTCGGTGCTTGTAGGTTACGCGCTGCACGCGATCCGTCAGCCCTTTGTGCCGGAAGCTGTCTAAGCCGATAACATGCCAATCCGTGTGCTTCAGAACATGCCGCAAGACATGGCAACCAATTGAACCGCCGACACCGGTGATCAAGATCCTCTTGGACATTCTCAGTACCTCGTAAACTGAGTGGCATTGTGGTCAGCCTCATACCAGCGAAAATTGGTCTTTTTCAGAAACGGCTCGACTCGCGCGAGCGTGTTCACTTCCCACGTCACCTTCCCCATCGTGCGAATGTAGAGCCGGGTCAACGCCAAAAAACACTCTACCAGCCGACGCATTTCCTTCTGCGGCACTATCAACAGCGAACCACAAAAGCGCCAACACGGATAATCATCCCAGACGTCAGGATCCTCTGGCCAGCACCCGGGAAACGCGAAGTCGTTCTTTCGGATCCTAGACAAGAAATCCCGAATGACTTCTGCGTTTACCCCGGGCTGGGAGAAAATGCCATAATCCATCCAAATAAACGTGTCAATCGAGCTATCCATATCGGCAGCCTTCGCCAACCACGCAATCTTCTGGTGCTGCACACAGTGATACTCGAGAGTGTTCTTCAGCGGGTTATCGCCCTGGCTCCAGCTTAGCGGGGGCTTCATAGGGGGCAAGCGCTCAATCCACTGCGTCAGCCAGAGGTCGCGAAGGTTGCGATGGAAGAAGACCTCCAGCGGATGATCACCAAGCGCGTCACTCAGCCGTTCCCCCAGCGCTTTATACTCTTCCGGCTTGCGCGTGTGGTTCTCGAGACGCACGTAACCGGTGACGACTTTCGTTGTCAGCTTGCCCACAGGAACGTCTCCAACTCTTTCACGTCCACCGTCGCAATGCGCGCCTCACAATCTTTAAAGCCGTAAGACAGGATCAGCTTTGTCTTGTCACTAGAAAGAGCGAGCCCTGAGACATACTCGATCCCCTTCTCGTGCAGATAGAATGGCGCCGTGACCTTCTTGAGTACGAAACTCTTATCAAAGGCAACGAACCGGTGCGAATAGAACCGCGTCTGTTGACCAGGGATAAGCGTTGCCTCGTGCACAACGGCAAGCCAACCATCAGCCATCGGGATCAGCTGCGACCCGCCAGCAAGAGCACCGACGTCAATAACAGCGTCGTGCTTGATAAGGCTCTCACCGGTACCATCCACAAGTTCGTCACAGCGATACATGAAATGGTGCTGACCGTCGGCGACCGGCATCCAATTCTTCTCGTGACCGCGGCGCTTCATCCGGGTCATTTCGTCGAAGACCTGCACAGGCGGCAAATGATTTATCCGCGCGCGCACAATTTCACAGTAACCTTCCGGAGTGAGCTCGCGCATGGTTGCCGACACCCAAAAAGCACCGTCAACCGTGTATAACCGGCAATCTTCAAAACCGATAACCAGATCAAACAACGGCTTCGGCAAGTCAACCGGCGGTCTAATTTCACTAATGCTATCCGGAACAATCTCTAAATTCTCGTCCAATATAGCCAAAAAGTTGCGCGTATGGATCGGGTTTGTCCCGTTGCTCGTTCCATCGGTGGCACGGATTAAATATCGCCCCTGGTCGTCGATGCGATAATTCACGTTCCGCACGACAACGTGCAACTGACCGGTGGTCGGATTAGCCGCGATCGACGGGTTCATCGCCACGTAGTCTTTCGGCGGGATGAAGGCGAGCGGCTTCCAAGTGAACGATTTGCAAAGGTCTTTCAGCGGCACGAAATAGTGATACATGTTTACGCGCGCGAGCTCCCGAGAACCCGTATAGGCCATCCGCTTCAAACTGAGCATGTTGTTGACTTTGTAGCCCGCCGTGCGCTTGTGAGGAACATAGAACGCCATGATGGCGTACTCTTCCAGACACCCCGCGGTGTAGACAAAATCGTTGACAAACAGAGCGTCTTTCGACGTCGGGATCTGAATACCGGTTTCAGCGAACAATAAGCCCGTAGCGTTCTCGCCGCGTTCGCGGTACCAGTGCGCAAGATCATAAAGCGGCTCGGCCCGGCTCGGCCGATAATTATACGCGTCCAGCATCTTACGTATAAATCCAGCTTCATCGCCCAGGTCTTTAAGCGCATGCGCGAGACAGTACATCGCGCTCCAAACTTCCTCGTCCCAACCGCCGGCGGCGATGCGCCGCTGATACCATTTAACCGCCTTATCCGCCTTCCCGGCATCGCGATACGATTGGGCAAGGTAGTACATGTAGCGCTCGTTTGTGGGCTCGTCCTCAAGACCCTTCTTAAGCAGCCTGATATCACGTTTGAATTTGTCAGGCCGGTTGGCGCCGTCCGCATAGTCAAGGAAGAACGCCTTCTCTTGCGGCACGCAGCCGCCGGTGGCGACGTCCAGATATTCATGCGTCACACCGCGGTACCCGTTGTGCTCCCCGCGCTTCACAAAACGCCGGTTCTGGTAATGCAGCGTGCCAGCGACCTGATACATGTCGTACGCCGGCGCGTCTTTTAGAAACTCAATCCACTTCTCGTCGTAGACCTTAAACTCCATATCTGCGTCACAGAGCATCGCATAGTCCCACGCAAGATTGCTCTTCTGCGCAGCAAACAAAGCGACATTGCGCGCCTGGGAGAAGTCCTCAAACTTGCAGTGAACAAGCTCCCCAGGGATATGCGCGGCTTCGAAAAACTTTTTAATCATATCCGGAGTGCCGTCGGTGCTCCCGGTATCGGCGATCACGTAGCAAGAAATATGGGGGGCGACACTTTCAAGCATCCGGAGGATGCGCGCGCTTTCATTTTTCACGATGGAATTCAGGCAGAGGCGCATTGGGGGAATGCTCCAGGGGAATGGATCCCCTGGAGGTACACCACCGGACTATCATCTGTCAAGCTTAGCCCGCATTCACGAAGCCGGGCGATACGAAGAGGCCCGTGTTACCGTAGAGCGGGTTCCACCACACGGCGCCCGGGATCTGCGGATCCACCGTCGGCGGTGTGAAGATCGTATTATGCACCGGACCGATCGGACCAATCGGACCACCCACCTGAGTGTAGGCTGTCAGCGCGTAGCCAGATTGACCCGTCTGACCTTGATAGCCGCTCGGGTAGCCGAACCCAGGTGCGCCACCGGCAGAACCGGTATAGCCGCCATACGGACCCGTCACACCGGTACCAGCACCGATTGCGTAGAAATTGTACTGCAGGGTGCCGGTCGGACCAGTCGGACCAGTCGGGCCTGTTACACCACCGGTTGCACCGCTCGGCAGGACACCTTGGAAATACGGACTGCCCGTACCGCTGACTGACGGACCACCGGGGCCTTGTGCTCCAGCAGGACCGGCTGACCCGGTGACACCTGTCAAACCGGTGCCGACGCCAAAGCTTGGACCGGTCGGGCCCGGGAAAGTGGATGGTCCCGCAGTGCCAGTCGGCCCGGTGTTACCGGTAATACCGGATGGTCCCGTTGGACCAGTCGCGCCCCCGGTGCCCTGGATGCCAGTGTAGCCAGTGTTACCGGTCGGGCCGGTGTAACCGCCCCACGGTCCTGTCGGACCGAAATACCCATTGGATGCCGTAAAGCCGGTCGTCCCGGTGATGCCAGTCACCCATTGCACAAACTGGCCGCCTGTCAGACCGGTCGGACCGCTCGACCCAGTTCCAGCAATGCCCGGACCTTTCGGGCCCGCGGGACCGGCAGGGCCGGTTGCCTGATTGTTGTTGATCACGCCGACAACTTCGAACAACACAACCGGGATCTGGTTGTCATCGTACGTGTCCGGCGGGCTCAGCAACGGGTTCTCAATGTTCGTGGCCATCGATTACGTCCCAGGTCCAAGCGAAACTTGTAGCACGCCCGCATTACTCCAAACTTGACCGGTCACCCCGGGGCTCGCAGTCGGCGGGAAAAAATTGCGAAAGTTCACACCGGTCGGACCGGTCGGACCCGTGGCACCGGTCGGACCATAAGGCCCCGTCGCGCCATAAACACCGGTGAGCCCGGTAAGACCTGTCACACCGGTCGAACCGGTCGGGCCAGTATTTTTCCCCTGCGGGCCGGTCGGACCTGTTGAGCCGGTGATCCCCGTTAACGGCGCCAAACCGATCGGGCCAGTCGGACCACCTGGGCCGGTTTGGCCCGGCGCACCCTGCAAGCCCATCGCGCCACTAAGGCCGGTGATCCCCGTCTGGCCAGTAGGACCGATCGGGCCCGGCTGGCCGCCTGTTGGACCAGTGAAACCGGTCAACGTGCCGGTCGGGCCGGTAGGGCCCGTCAAATTGCCAACGCCAGTCGGGCCAGTGGGGCCTGTATAGCCGGTAACGCCCTGGTTCAATGCATCAACAACCTGTTGAAGAACAGGGCTGATCTGGTTCGCATCGATGTTCAGGATGGCCGGGATAGGGCCATCGTTACCATATTCTCTGGCCATATTAAGTCCCCGGTCCCTTCGACACTACAAGCGCCAACCATTGCTGGCCACCGGTCAAGCCGGTCGCATTCTGATTGAACCACACCGCGCCCGTGATGCCAGGGGTCGATGTAGGCGGAATGAAAATCGTAATCGTGGTTCCGGTCGGCCCGGTCGGCCCGGTGGGACCAACAAGCCCATATCCACCTGTCGGACCCGTCGGTCCAGTGTATCCTGTCGGACCTGTCGGACCTGTCCAACCGGTATAGCCGGCCGGCCCAGCAGAAGGACCAGTCGGGCCAGTCGGGCCAGTCGCGCCGTTCGCAAGACCAGTTGGTCCTTGTGCGCCCAGCGGCCCGCTATTTCCAGTGAAACCAGTGAAGCCTGTAGCACCGCGCGGACCAGTGGGGCCCTGGTACCCAAGTGGCCCGAAACCACCCGTACCTAAACCAAACGGACCGGTCGGACCGGTCGGACCTGGAACACCGGCAGCGCCAGTCGGACCTGTAACTGGCCCCGTCGGACCTGTCGGTCCAGTATTTGTTCCGGTAGGACCGCTCGCAAGAGCATTGACAACCTCTGCGAGGATGACACCACGCTGATTACGATCGTATTGTCGGGCAGAGGTAATGCCGGCAGTCATGGGCTGTCCTTCAATTCAGCGTGACACTATCCAGAATTGGTTTCGTCTTTCTTAACGGAAGGTGGCGGCCGCCAAAACACCGGCGGCATACGCGCCACGATATCAGGCGGCAAGACAATATTCTCAACGGTGTAGACAACTTTTTCCTTAACTGCGTGCAGACCCGGCGTGCCAATCGTGCGATCAAACAACTCGACCTCAGGAATTTGTTTGATATGATCGAAGTCGTAATCGAAAGGCGCTTCACCCAAGCACTCGTGCAACCACGCCATCGTTTCCTTCGGCGCCTTTGCCAAATTGACATACTCAAGAATGATCAGACGGTGCGAATTAGCACCGTAGAATGCTTCCCGCAGCGCGTTGTACGCGTACCCAACGACACCGTCTATAGCGAGCAACGTCGCCGCGCGATCGTAGACAGTCCCCTCCGTCTTGCATTTAGTGATCGTGCTCACAGCGTACGGATGCTTCTGAAAAAGACGCTCGAAACTATCAACAACGTGCGCGGGCTGACGCACGCACGCGATCACGCGCGATTTCGGAAACAGGCGGCCAAGCATTGCAATGTCAGCACACCAACGGCGGTTCGTATCAAAGACCACCTTCTGCAGATTGTCTTCGTAGAATGCATCAAACAAGGCCTCGAGCACGCGGCCACGCTTCACGTCGTCAACGAAAACATGTGTCTCTTGCTTCGGGCTCATAGCGCTACGAAGCGCTGACGTCATTGGGCCCATCGGCGAAATGATACCAGCATGGAAAGCGGGGTTCTGACAGAAGAGGGCGGCGAGCAAGGTTGAGCCTGATCGCGGTAGACCGCTGATAAAGTGATACGACATTTATCCAGGTCCAGGGTGCACGGGGTTAGCTCCGGGTCCAGGTTGGTTTCCTACCAAATTGGCAGTCTGCGGTCCAAGCCCATGGCTCGCAATCTGACTAGGCTGGCTACCCTGCGAAACGGCAGCGCGCCGCGCCTGATCACCACCAGGGCCCAAGTCCATTTCCGAGTTGTTCGTGGTCGGGCCACCCGGCGCGCCTTCCGGCGTGCCAATGTGCGCGGGCGGTCCTTCGGGCATCTGGAATTCCGGAGCGAGAACGCCAGCGGTGAGCTCCGTCGTGATCCGCTGCACGCCCATGCCAACGCCCTTATTGACACCCTCCTGAATGCGCTGCTGCAGCGGACCTTCCTCTGCCTGTTTGGCTTGCTGCTGTTTCTGCTGTGCGTCCATCTGCTCGAGCACCTGTTCAGGCGGAACAACCTCGTCACCGTCGACACCGATATCCCGGGTGACCGAGCGCAGCACGGCGCCGCGGCCCTTGATCCCGATAATGTGCATGTCGGTCGGATTGTTCGTGGCCTGCAGGTATTCAATCTGGCGTTGTCGCAGCGTCTCGCGCTGGACCGCGACACTGACACCTTGAACGCTAATCTTTTCCTCACCGGTAAGTAGACCCGTAGTATCCGTGAGGAGGATCATATCCGTGAGGTTCATCAATACTTCCTCGATCACGTCTCGATCAATATTCGCCGAAACGGTTTGAAGAATTTTTGAAGCATTGCCCATCAGCATTGCTAGGCCGGACGCGGTCCGACCAGCACCGCCGGCACCAGCTTGCCCCCCAATATACTTGGGGATAGCCGATACATCGTCCGCAATCGAGACAAACTCCTGAAACACTTGGATCAGCTGTTGAGCTACGGCTTGCGGCTGGAAAAAGCTGATCGGTTGCTGGGCGTTGTTTGACACGGGGTCGTTCCGAACATGCCACCGCTTCCATGGGTACAGATCCTCTCCGGTTTCATCGGGACTCAGTCGATCATCATTAACCACAACCTGCGGACCCGAACTAATTGATAAATTATTGATCAGCGCCCGTAACGTAGCATTTGCACTCTCCTGAAGGTCGACGAGAAGATCGGTGAGGCCATTACCCAGCGGCGTGCCCGGCACCTTCTCAAAGCTCGTAATGTAGTAGGGATGGCGCTGACGCGGGCTCGGCGACAACTGAGCCTTAATGACATGCCCGCCGATGCACCATGCCTGAATGTAATAATCTCGCAATTCATCCGGAACGGCCAAACCATAATCTTGAAGCAGGCGACCTTGGACATTCCCATTGAACGCCATCATGCTCAACAGTGCAGAACGGTTCCAAGCCGGATTCTCGCGGCTCTCGAGGACCGCACGCTCGGCATCCGTAGTATCCCAGTTATCGTAAAGACCCCCGCGGCCGTACTCATCGAGTACCGCACGGATTTCGTCCTGATTGTACCCCGGGAGGTCAAGAAGGTCGTTGAGCTCGGCCCGAGTGATACGAAGTTTTTCGATGACATTGGCGTTCTTAATATCTGCGACGCCGGGTGTCCACCAAATATCGAACGGCGATACGCGGGCCCAGGTGAGTTTCGGCGTCTGTTTAACTGTGGGCTGGCCTCCATTCGGCGGCCATGACACAGTCGGGATCACCTTGACTTCCGGTCCCTTGATAACAGCAAACGGGAAAATCGGCAAGTCGACCAGAAACTCAGCAAGGGCGTGATAAAAACCGCCGGCGCGCAAAATGTCTTCGATCTTATCTTCGCTAATCCGCGCCTGCTCGGACGCCTTTTTCTTGGCAGCGTCCTCCGCGGACTGCACGAGCGCTTCGCGCCGCTGCCATTCATCAGTCACATCCGGCGGCTTACCCTGTGTTTGCTGCACCTGCTGGCGCTCGGCGGCGAGTAGCTGTTCGATCGTCGCCATGATTTCCGGCGGAACGTCCGGATTGGTCGGCGGCTTCACACCATACGGGCGATCCTGACCAAGATAAATATCGCGGAGGAGTGAACTAGCAGCGCGACATTTTTGGGCGATGATGCGCGCATAGACTTCGGACCCCCCGAAACGCCGAATTTCGTTGAGTTTGGTCGCATCGTACTGCCCGTTGAATGTGCGCAACGCAACGAGCAAACGCTCTGACCATCCCGCGCTCGTATTGCGGTGGTTGCGAAAAATCTCAAACTGACCCTTAATGTAACCAATCAGCGCCGTAGGTGTTTGCTGGGCTGGCGTATTAGCCGCGGCCTGATCCTTGGCCCGCTGTTGCAACTGGAGTTCCAGCTGTGCCGGCGGGATGACCTGGAGCACCCCTTGTTGGCCTAGCGACATATCACTCATTCGCGGAAATCCTATTGCGCACAGCGGAGCGCACGAGCGAGCCTACCGACGTGGCCTTAACGATCTGCTAATAGATAGGCTTGCGTGCGGAAAGTTGTTGTGGTACTCGGGGCTTATGAGCGAGCCAACGACGCTGCCTCCGCATATAGAGCTCGACCAGACTAAAATGGCTGGCCTAGCCCGAGAAATGGCGATCGGCGTCAAAGATCCCGACGTAATTTGCATGAGCTTCGGCATCACCCAGGAGCAGTTTGATCGCTGGATTCTCCCGCATCCGTTCTATAAAAAGGCCTACGAAATTTTTGTGCTCGAGTGGGAGAGCGCGCTCTCCACCAATAAGCGTATCGCTATTCAGAGCGCCGCCGCCCTTGAAGACGCCCTCCCCAAGATCGCATCGAGGATGACCAATGGCAAAGAAGGCCTCTCAGCTGTCACCGAGACGGCAAAAATGTTTGCAAAACTCGCCGGCGCCGGCGAAGAAAAGCACGGCGCGGACGCGGGTGAAAAATTCACCATCACCATCAATCTTGGCGCCGATACAAAACTCAAATACGAAGAAACAATCCGGCCGCCCACGATCGACGTCTCAGCAGAAGCGTTTACACAACATAGCCCAGGTGAAGTACGCGCGCTCCCAAAGGGGCCGCTTGACGCGTAAGCGGTACGCTGGTTCAGCTAAGGGGCACGAAACCTATTGGCGGTACGATCACTCAACAAAAGGACAGGCTCGAGCCTTTCGCTACTTCCAATCACCAAAGTCCAAGCAACGCCAGAGGGAATACTATGTCACCACAACTAAAGTCAGACGCGCAACGGCTGCTTGACGCAGAGGACATTCTCCGCAAGAAAAACCTGGAACTTCTGGACGCCCGCCGAACCATCAAGGCGCTGCAGTTTGAGCACGACACCGCGGAAAAAATTCGTGCAGAAATTTTTGCTATCGCCGCCCACAACCCTGAACCGCCCACTTGGATCAGCGGCCGCGGCGGCAAAATCGGCAGTCGGGGTTGCCCGATCACCGTCTGGAGTGACTCGCATTATGGCGAGGTCATTTCAAAAGACGAGGTCAATGGAGTGAACGTCTACAACGCGTCCATCGCGAAGAAACGCCTCTTTCGATTGTACGACACGACAGTTGACTTGTCCTACAATCATATGGGGCGTGCGAAGACGGAATATCCCGGCATCATCGTCTGTCTCGGCGGCGACATGGTTGGGGGTGATATTCACGAGGAACTTGAAGCCACCAACGACCGCACGCCGCACCAATCGGTCAATGACCTGACAGACATTCTCGCTGCAGGCATCGAGCTCATGGCGTCGAAATTCGGGAAAGTCTACGTGGTTTGCGTTGTCGGCAACCACGGGCGCAGTCACAAGAAACCGCGTTTCAAGCATCTGGTCTACACCAACTACGATTGGGCTGTGTACTGCAATCTGGCCCGGTACTTCAAGAAAGAAAAGCATATCCGCATCGACGTTCCGAACTCGGCCGACGCGCACTTTATCAGCTATGGCGTGCATTACATGCTGACGCATGGCGATAACTTGGGCGTCAAGGGCGGCGACGGTATCATTGGGGCGATAGGCCCAATAATGCGTGGTTCGATCAAGCTGGGGCAACAGACCCATAAGGTTGGCCTCGACTTCGACGAGTTGATTTTGTGTCACTGGCACCAGATGCTATGGTTGCCGGGCGTCACTGTCAACAATGCCGCCAAAGGCTTCGACGAGTACGCCGCCCTCAAATTGCGCGCGCCACCCAGCCGTCCTTCCCAGGCTCTCTGGTTTAATCACCCGGAATGGGGTACAACCGCCCGCTGGGAGATTTTCCTGGAAGGTCGGCAGAAGGCCACCGATGGGAAAGCCTGGGTATCATGGCAGGACTAGAGTACGACGCCGCCCCAACAATCGCGCGGTTCTCAAAGTCAAACGCATTCGGTCGGATTATCGCGGGCCCCATCGGCTCCGGTAAGACGACCGGCTGCATTATGGATCTGTTCCGGCGCGCCATCGAGCAAGATCCGGCAGCGGATGGGAACCGCTACACGCGCTTCGCCGTCGTGCGTCAAACCCTCAAACAATTAAAAGACACCGTCCTCAAAGACTGCGAAACCCACCTGTCAGGAATAGGACAATGGAAAGTATCCGAGAACTGCTTTCACCTTAATTTCAATTCGGTCGTGAGCGAATGGTTATTCATCCCGCTGGAGAACGCGGAGGACCAAGCCCGCCTCCTGTCGATGCAGCTGACGGGAGGTTGGTTGTCAGAGTGCATCGAAATGAACTTGGACGTGGTTGCACCATTGAGTGGTCGATGCGGGCGTTATCCCTCCGGGGTTCGTGGGACGCCGACATGGCATGGCTTGATAGCAGATACAAACATGCCGACAGAAATGACGCCATGGCACACCTTCATGGAGAACTTACCCGCCGACTGGCAGAAGTTTGTACAGCCCTCGGGCTTGTCACCAGAAGCGGAGAACCTAGCGTGGCTCCTGCAAACCCCGGAAACGAAGCTGCTTGGGACTGATGATCCGAAACGCCTCGCGCAGGGGCGCAAATACTACGAGCGCTTCGTCAACATGTACGGCGAGGATAGCGATTGGGTGAAGCGCTATGTGAAAGCGGAGTATGGAAATGACCCATCGGGTGCAGCTGTTTTCAAGGAAAGCTTTCGGTCGAACATTCACGTTGTACCTGAGACTCTTCTCATACCGGGGTACCCGCTCCTGGTCGGGCAAGATTTCGGTCGCAACCCCTGGTCGCTCATATGTCAAATGGATCACATGGGCCGTCTCCTGGTCCATGAGGAAGTATCCGCGACCAACATCGGAATAGAAAAACACATCAACGAGCGCTTACGCCCGGTCCTGATGGCGCGATACTTGGGATACAAAGTTGCGATAATCGGCGATCCGTCGGGCGCTTACAAGGGAAGCATCAGCGAGGAAAGCTGTTTCGACGCTGTCGGCCGGCTTGGGCTCTCCTGGTATCCAGCCCCCACGAATGAAATCTCCCCGCGGATCCGCGCCGTTGAAGCGCTGCTGGGCCGTCAGATCGCCGGCGGCGCCGGCATCCTCATCAATGGAACGCGTTGTCCCCATCTGGTCCGCGCCATGGCAGGCGGTTACCGCTACAAGAAGACTAAAGAGGGCGCACTCAAGCCAAAGCCGGAAAAAGATGACCCCGACGGGTTCAGCCACGTCGTTGACGACCTGCAGTACGTCTCTTTGATCGTCCATGGCGGCATCACGGACTATGTGGCTCGACGGCTCTGGCAAAAGCCTAAGCCAAAGAAGGCAAAAGTCAATGCGGCTGGTTGGACTTAAACAGCGGGAACATTCCAGTGTGCCCCGTCCCGCCGGTCCCTCGCAGTTCGTCGTAAACACGCTCGACGTGTTCCTCGAGGTCATCGAAGAAATAATAAAAACCACCAGCAGAATGGGTGAGCCCGGTGGGTCCGGTGGATCCGGTGTGCCCAGTAGGGCCGGTAAATCCGAGAGGGCCTGAGGCGCCCACCGGGTGATTGCCAGTCGGTCCGGCATGGGGCAAATACTGCGTGCCTATGCCGGGTTGATTGTTCGGAAAGTCTTGACCCGTTCCCATGCACACTCCTTCAGATTGACTTAGTAGCAGCCCACGACGGGAAGGGGACCAGGGAGGCAGCCGCCATCAAAACCGTCGTTGTACCAGCCGCGATCGCGCCGGCCGTGATAGCCACGGTACCCACCGTGACCACCCCCACCGCCGCCACCGCCATGACTTACAGCATGACCACCGCCACCAGCGTGACCACCGCCACCAGCGTGACCACCCCCGCCGCCATGGCCAGCAGCGAACGCTGACGTCGCCAAAACGAGCGACAGCGCCACACTAACGAGTAATTGTTTCATAGGGGGCCTCCTTTGGTAATGGCCATAGCCAATTGGTTGCGTATGTCATAAACAGTGCGAAGCCGATGATCCCAAGAACCACAAGCGTCGCTTGCAGATTAACACTGAGTACAGATCGGCTTTTCTTCTGGCGGTAAGGTTCCCGTCGTGGCGTCATTAGAATAACCGAAAGGAATGGAGGGATGACCCTCCGCCCCCTGCAAAAACAGTCACGATGGCTATGATAACAACGATGACAAACAGGAACCAAACCCCCTTCTCCACCTGCGGGGGAATGGCAAACACGAACGTCTTGAACCCGTACAGCAGGAAGGCAAGGATACCCGCCAGAATGACAAGCCAAAACAGGGCCCACAACAGGCCAAGAATTAATCCAGGGATCATGGAAACCTCCAACACGCTACGGACGTTATCGCGTACTCTTTAAAAAAAGGTAAGTGTACACTCCCACCACCCAACCTTGCCGCCCGTCAGTCTCTCGGAGCGACACTCATAACAGCGTGTACGGGAAAAAGTTAATTATTTCTCCTCGACGGTAGCAACCCGGTCAACAGCCTTCGCAGTGATCATCGCCTTGGCAGCTTCGGCAGAGGCATCGTCGTGCCCTTCAGCGTACGAGGCCTTCGCGGTCGACGCGACAAGCGCATCCTTCATGCTGTTTGTGGCTGTGTGAATAATCTGCAGGGTCACTTCGTTTCGGTGGGCGATCCGGTTCGTGCGCCACGCCAGCCACGCTATGAACAGGTTGGCAGCGGTGATAGCGAGCCACCCGATCGTGTTGAACATGTCTGGCGTAAGGTGTGCCATCACAACCCTCTCAATTGATCACGTCATTCTCGTAAGGCATTTCCGACATCAAGTAAATATGCCGGTGAACCTTTTCGCGCCGGCGCTCGACCTCTTCCATGAGCGCAGTGATAACAGTCTTGCAGCGCTCTTCGGTGAGCTCACCACGATTCAAGTCGTAAAGCACCTGCGCCAGCATTTCCGCCTTCCGCAATGTCTCGTTCAAGTTGAACGCGTCCATCAGGAACTGATAGACCGTCTCACGGTCCAACTTCCGAT